TTACTTTTCCAACTTCAAATGCAGTAGGTATAGTTCCATTTATAATTTGAAATGTATTATCGGTAACATCTGCTAATAATGATTGGTCACCAATTCCATCAGTATCAAATCCAGTATCAGTAGAGCTTCCTGCACTTATTTCTTGAAATGCTAAACAGTTAAACTGTTCATTGTTTAAACTATCAACTTCCAATGGAAAACATCTTGCGCTATCAATAAATCCTGGAATAGATATAGTTGAAACCTCAGATGTGCCAGATCCATAAGCTATAGGAAAAAATTTACCAGATTTGCTTGTAAATTTAGGAATCTTCACAAAATCAATAGGTGTTTTTGCTGTGATAGTTAAAGTGACTGTTTCATCATTGTTAATTGAAGCAGACTTTAATCTACCAGTATAAATGAGAGTATCTGATACAGAATTAATTCTTGATTTAATAGTAACATCTCTATTTATGTAGTGAGCGCTCCCCCCAAATATTTCTGCAGATAGCTTTGGATCGTTTGTAATATTGTTGATTGTGCCATTTAAACATGTAAGCGTAACATTACTTGTCCTGGATGTAGATTCTTCTAAATCTATGCTTTCTCGAATAGTAGGCTTATTAATAATATAGCCATGATAACCTGAAGAATCAGTATTACCAAATTCTTTTGTCGAAAGCCTGATATACCCTGATGCGCTGTTGGATATTTCTACAATGTAGTGTTCGTCTAATGCCATTATGCAAGATTTCTCCTAATGGATCTGTCTATTTCAGGAATTAGATTATCTCTAACAAATTCTTCAGTTCCAATAACATTACCCATTATATTAACTGTAACTTCGCTACCCTGAGGCCCATCTATATTAGGACTGCTTAATGGCGTAACATCTACACGCTCTCTCCCCCCTGGATTATCCCCCACCATAATACTTTGTGGACCAGAAGTAATAAAAGAACCACCTGTTGCGAATGCTGGTTGTTTTTGTCCTGCTATTAATCCAGCCTGAATCCCAGATGATATTTTTAAACCTGTAATCAGCGCTTTACCCTGTGCAATAGCAGTTTTATCACCAGCTGCAAAAGCAGCTTTAGATGCAGCTTCTATTTCAAACGATGCTCTTGCAAGCGTCATAAATACTTGCGCTATTTGACTAAGCTGCTGTAATCTAAAAGCCATTCTTTGCTGTTCTGCAAACTTAGCTTTTATATCGTTTTCCATGTCTTGTCTTTGTTCAGTAGAAGCATTTCTAAATTTATCTGTTTTCTTTAGCGCTCTAATTTCGGCATCCATATTGTTTCTAATCATATTAGAAAACGCTGACTGAATACCATTAAACATGTCTAACATACTTTGAACTCTTAATTCATTAAAGTTTCTGATTGCTTCGCTTTCTTCTGTTAGCTTTGTTAAAAGACCTGCAGCATCTTCATCGCGTAGCTCTGCCATTCTTTTATTAAACTCTTCTTCATTTCTTAATTTTAAATCTCTAAAGAAGGATTCAATAGCTGCTATTTTTTCTGCTCTTTCTCCTGCATCCTTTATAAGATTTGTTTGGCCTAAAAGTGAAGATTTTCTGTCCTGTAGCTGTAAATCATTGCGATGTTTTTCTCTTAATGCTGTTAATGTTTCGTTTTTAAGGACTTCATTTTTTAGCTCATCTGCAGTTAAAGTTTTCTGTAAATCTCTTTTAGCAAATTCGTCTGCTAAAGCTCTAACCCTAAATTCGCTTTGTTCTTTTGCAAAATCTCTATTAAACTTTTCCAGCTGTTTTTGTAACTCTAACTGAGCTTCTAATGCTTTGTTGTGGCCTTCTATTTGTTGTATTAGAGATATTTCTTCATCTTTTAATTGTCTTGTCAAAACTGCTTGCGCTCTTTGTACATCATTGTTGGCTTTTAAAACAGCTAATCTTTGTTCAAGCTTTATAATATTTTCAGCAGCATCTTTGTTTTGTTTTTCAAAAGCTTCTGCATCTCTTACTTTTCTTAGCTCATCTAAATATTCCTCAAAAGTCAATACACCATCTTTAATTTGATTGTCTAAATCTTCTGCTGCTGCGGTTTGATTTCGTAAAGCTTCAAAAATAGTTGCAGCACTAATGGCTGCTATTACAATAGCATTGCGAGCTAATTGTGCATTTAGACCAGCAAGAGCAGTTCTAAAAGCAACTGTTGTTCCGACTGTAGTTCTGTAAGAAAGTGCTAAAGCAGCTAATGCTCCTATTTGATTGAATATAGATTGCGTTAAAGCAGCAAATCCTGTTACTATTAGAACTCTAATTGCGCTAATAAATCTTCTAATCGCTGGATCATTATCTGCAAAAGTCTTAAAAAATCTTGTTACTTGTTTAGCTAATTGAATAAATGTAGGCGCAAGTTCTTTACCAACTGTTGCTTGAAATACAAATATAGAGTCTTGCATATTAGATATAGATTGAAATAGTGTACCTTCCAGCTCTTTAATACCATTAGCAACTTTTCCTTCTGGATCTGCTAAAGCTTCCAGCATTTTAATTCTAAACTCACCCAATGATAACCCTGATTTATTTAAAGTTTCATCAAGGCTATTAAACTCATCTATAATAGTTAAAATACCAGTTTCTCTAAATACATCAGCAGCCCCTCTACCCCCCGCAAATGCTCTACCAAAGGCATTGGCTGCTTCAGGTACTGTTCTGCCCATTATGGCCGCAAGATTTGCCATTACAGGTATTAATGGCTCTGCTTTAGCGCCAAACGCTTCTAATTGCACACCCCCCTGAACAATTTCTTGTACAGTAAATGGAGTTGTTGCTGCAATTTCCATAAATCCTGCTAATTGTCTTTTTGCTATCTCAGCACTTTGTGACATAGCTCTAAGCCTGGATTCAAATTGTTCTATTTGTCCAGCAGCTCTAATAAATCCACCAAAGGCTGTTGCCGCTCCTGCTGTAGCAAAAGTAACAAGAAGCATTTGGTTTCTTATAATACCTAAGTTTCTTCTTAGTCCTTCGGTTTCAACTCTAAGTCTGTTAAAAGACTTCTTGCCTTTTTTACCAGTTTTTTCAAATTCAATTCCAAGTTTTTTTAAGTCTGCTTTTACTTTTTCAGCATTCTTAGTTTCAAACCGAATCTCTAATTTTTCAAGTTGTTGGGCCATTTTCTTTCTTTGATTTATACATTTCGCATTGTGTATGCTCTCTATCTATCGTTCGAAAGATGACTAATTTGTCATAATCTTCATTCTGTAGATCATTTGTTAGGGGGATGTTAAAAGATTTAATAAAATAATATTCTTCTAAATCATATTTAAAATCATGGTCATAGAAAAAAGTAGGGTTGCAGAAGTGCGGTAGGTATACATAGAAATTGTTTCCAGGGGTAAACTTGCCAGTAGCATCCATTTCATAAATTCTATCTACCTCATTCCAAATCTCTTTAATATTATATTTTATTTTTTTATTAAGAGTAGGTGAGAACGCTTCGTAGTATTCGTCTGGTTCTTGAAGTATAGGATAAACTGATTCTGGATAACCAAAATAGTTAAACCAGACTGCTATTCTGACTTTTTGGTCTTTTTTTTATTGAGGTTTTTAAGATGGGTATAGATTTCAGCTCCTATGTCATCAATTTGATTGTCATCATAATCAGCTAAAACTGCTTCTGAATTAGGTATTGTTTTACTAATAACCCAATCAATCATTTCAACATATTTACCGAAATCCATAGTTTCTCCATCAATATTTGCTGCTTGGATTTCTAATCTGTGAAGTTGTCTTCTTTCTTTGAAAGAAAGAGGTTTTACATCAAATTCACCATGTTTTGTTTTGACTATTACCATTACTCAAATATTAAATATAGTTATCTTAAAAAACAACTATATTTTAATAGATAACGCTGCTTTGTCTTGCGCGTTAGATTCACTTGGATCTGCTAAGCCTTTCAAAGATAAATCAACTAACATTGCAGCTCCTTCATTGAGAGCATAGTTTGTTATAATTGAATTATGCATTTCAAAACTAAACTTGTTATCTGTTCCTGCCTCTATAGCTGCGCCAGTACCTATTGTAGTAACAGCTCCCCCCGCTGCTTGAGTTCCCCCAAATGCTGCGTCTAATTCTAATGAATTAGCATCATATTTCATTGTCACATCACAATTAACTGAAATTTCTGGAATAGCTCTTGATATTACTTCAAAGTCATTGCCAGAGTATCCATGAAAATTAGCTGGGTTTTCTACTGTTAGTGAAAAAGATTGTAAAAGTTGGTCAGCTACGCCAGCAACTGTTCTAAAAGCCATATCGCCCATTGAATAGTAGTTTGCTGAATAATCAGTAGCTACTGTTACTGTTTGGTCAAAGTTTGCACTTTTACCTGACTGCATTGTAGCTTCAAATTTAATTCTTCCAGCTTCTTCACCCATATCTGCACTAATAGTTAGTGAGGTAAATACCATACCTGGTATAGTGACTGACTTACCACTTACTGGTGAAATCATTGCAACAGTATATGTAAAAGCTCTATCACCACTTGTTGCTCCGTATACTATCTCACCAGGTGAGTATGTATCTAAAATTTGAAACAATTCATTTGCACTTTCCGCGTCTGAAGTTGCACTTCCTATAACACCTTCTATAAAGTTTGGTGCTATTTCATCGTGTAAAACTCCTGCAAAACTTATTTCTTTAACTGTTTGTGCTTTTGATAAAAACACATCTATATCTTGTGCCACTCTCCCAGAATGTGATCTAACATCCATCACTTGTGTTGGATTTAATGTTGGAAAACTGATTGAATCAATGTTTATTCCAAGCATAGCATCTACCTTAGCAGTACCACAAGTTGTTTCCTGACAGATTGCTAATTCAAATTCTTTTGGTGAAAAGGCATTTCCTGAAATTGCCATCTTATTTCTCCTTTACTGACTTTTCTTTTTCTACAAAAGATTCAATTAACTTCGGCACAGAATCCATCTCTACAGACTTTCCTGCGTTTAAATTGTTATAGTCCTGTTTAGACAAGCCGCTAAAGCTGTTATCTCTTGGAACTAATTTGCCTTTTTTTAATTTTACTTTCATCTCTATATACTCCTTTAATGGTTTACGAAGATGCCAATTTTTCTATATCAGCATCTATACTAAAATTAAATATAAAATAATTTCTATCTTCATTCACATTCATATTAACATTGTTTACGCTTAAATCATGATAGTTATACGCCTCGTCAGAAGACCTTCTAACTCTGAACTCTAAACTATTAGATTCAAAAAAATTCTTATTATCGCTCGTCAATAAAGACAAGGTTGCAATTAATTGATTTCTGTAGCTATACAGCAACTGTCTGACTCTCTCTGCATTTCTAAGCGCCATCTTTAAACTTTGATTTCTTTTTGTAGGGTATGGGCTTTTCACATGAAGTTGTAAATTTATTGAATATTCTCTGTTAGAAGTTCCTCTTCTCATTTCTAACAAAGTGTCATTTTGTCTATCAATTTTAAAAAACATCGCTTTCGGCTCTTTGTAATTACCTTCATATACTGGTATACTGGGAAACTCCCCTCTTACTATATCAGCTATAGCATCATTAGCGTCTATTTTAAATCTTTGTCTAAAAGCCATTATTCTTCTATTATAAATGTTTGCATTGTCATAAATTCACAGGAAAGTTCACATACTGTATAGTTTTCTTCTTCTTCGCTTATGTCTGGCGTGTAATCAATTTCAAAAACTTCACCATTAATCCATTGAGTGTCTGAAGATACTGTGTAGTTAGATTTTTGCTCAATCAATGATCTTATTCTCTCTGCATATCTATTCTGTATTGATTTATTTTTATTAAACTCTTGTGAGCCTTCTAATCTTTGATAAAGTCTTATCGATACAGAAATCTTTCTTAAAGTACCCATAACAAATATTTCTTCATCTACATCGTCTGTAATCTGAATATTTAAAAACATAGCACCCCCCCTGCCAATAAAAGGTAGGTCATTGTATATTGGCATTTTTGTAAATTCGGTGGTAATGATTTTCTTTAAACCATCAAAAATATTGTTACTGTATATATTAGAAAATGTTATCGTCATCTAAATACCTGTCTGGATTTGACACTCGCTGTGTCTTCTGCTAATCCAGAAAGTATTATAGAAAATTCATCATTTGTTGTATAAACGCCTTCAGAACCTCTAAAATACACACCATAAGCTAATGGATCGTATCCGCCTGTTAGGGTTTCATTTTCAATAGTAAGATTTCTTTTAAGACCTGTATCGTCTTTTACAAAAACCTTATATTTAATTGTTGATGCTGTTCCTGGAGAGAGAGTACCGCCTGTTGTTATTACAAGTCTTACATCATCCCAACTTGTATTAGGAAAACCTTTAAGGTCCATGACTGTACCAGTAGAATTACTATCATATACAATGTTATGTATAACTCCATTTTGAAATCTTTCTGAGCTTTCATTAAATAGCTGAAATTCACCTCTTTTTATTCTGTCAAGTAAACCATTTTTCTCATCATTGATGATTCTAAATTCTATATCATCAGCTTTTTGAACATCTATTGTTCTTACTAATTCTGCTACAGCTAATGCTGCATTACAATAAATTACTACATAATCATACTCTCTTGCATTTGCTCCCTGCATTGAAGAGTTTTTAATCTTATAAATAGGCCTGTTTAAATAAGCTCTAATAAAATCTGCTTTTTCTTTTGTAACTCTTCCTTTAATTGTTTCCCAATCTTCTGAAGCTTCAATAACTAAATCATTTGGGGTGGATGATGCCTGTAAATATAAGGCATCAGCAGAGCTGTCGTAGAAATACTTATTGTTAGCGTTAATATCGCTAACACTTGCTACAGAAGTGCCTTCTAAGCCATCTATGTAAAGCTGAGAAACATACCCAGCATCATGTGAAACATAAACACTACCGCTATGTTGTATAAAATTTTGTAATAGCCTTTTTCTGTCAAAGCTATCAATCTCTGGCAATATCATACTTAAATCAGTATTTGTATTGCAAAACGCTTCATATCTGCTCATGCGTAACCTGCTTCTGTATCAGAACATATATATGATTTTTCACCATCTATAGTTTCCATTTCTTTTATAATAGTCATAAGGTCTAAGAACAACATTGAAAATCTAAAAGCGCTTGCTTCATCATTTAAATCTAAGGTAAGAATCTCGTCTTGTATCTTTTTAAGCTCTTCTATTTTCTCGTTAGTTTTATGTACCATACTATAATTTATGGTTTTGGGCTACATCAACAGTTTCTAAAAAATGCTTTACTGTACCCTTACCCCCCGCATTATAAAACTGTTTCCAGTACGCAGCCATACCATCAACATCGGTAGGAAGTGGGTGTGGAACTCTATAATATTTTAATCTACAAAGTAAGATACCTAATGCAATATTATCCTCTAACATCTCTTCCATGAGTTCTTCTGTTGGGTGCATCAATACCTCTTCTTCCAAGTTTAAAGCTTTGGCATATCTTACAGCTGTTGATCTACGAAAAGAAAGATAATTAATGCAAATATCCCAAGCTGTGAATGGTTCTACTTGAAAATATCCTCTGGCTGGTCCGCCTATTTGATAGATGTATTTATATTTAGATTCTACTAATCCTGTAAGAAATACAAGCTCAGCTGCTTCTGGACTATATAAATCTGCTCTTTTAAGAACTGAATCAACTAATCGTTTCATCTGTTCTAATCGTTCTGTCATGTAGATTTTTTCACTTTCTCGAATGAACGCATACCCCCCAAACCGAGCATTCCCAGAAGTATAGTTGTCAATGTACTCATATCGAACTGTGGCAGATCCATTGGTTGCCCAAAGGAAAATAATAAAAATGTAAGAAATGGTTGTAGTACGAAATGATAGCACAATGCTACTCCACATGTCCATCCAATAAATGGCCGCCACCCAGCAACAAATAAGCTGGTGTGTCCTGCTTCCACTTTATTGACTTCAAGCTGTGCTTTATTGACTTCAGCAATAAGCTGTGCTTTTTCTTCTTTATCAAGTGTAAATCTGTCAACATTGTCTGCAACTTTATCTATAATATTTGCTATTACACTTAATTTAGGCATCTTTTGGGCTTCCTTTAAACTTTTCTTTTTCTTCTTTTATACTATCTAAAGCTTCTACAACGCCTTGTTGTTTTGCTATCTGTAGTCGTAAATCTGCTATCGATGATTGTAGCATCTGTATTTGCTCTGATGCTTGATTATGTTGCTCTACTAATTCTTTTAATTTATCTTGTTCTTTATCTAAAATCATAAAATCTCCTATTATTTATTTCATGTAATATAACATGCCAAAGGCCAAATTTACAAGATTAATCATTATCTAACCTCTTGCCTTATATCATTTATAATAGTCTTCTCATCAAATCTCATACTAATACCAGGCTCGAAGCGCTTAACCTCCTTGCCCTCTTTCAATACAATAATAGTAGGAACTATTGTGATGTTCCATTCTTTTGCTATCACAGCACCTATATTTTTATTTTCAATATCTATTTCTGCAATATAACACAGTTTGTCTAATTGTTCTATGCGTACTCTGTTTTGATAATTCCAAGATGCGTTCACTTGCACTACTGAACAATTTTGTACATTTAATAGCTGTACATCTTGAAAGCTATCCAAAGATACTGATTGCGAATATAGCGATGATGTAGATAACCCAAGCACTAATAGCCACATATTTATCATATTTCTCATAACCCTGCCTCATTAATTATTATTCATTTTTAGTAGAGTGTCATTAATACTTCTTGTATCTTCTTTAATGTCATCTACTTTTTCTTCAAGTTTTTCTACTTTTTCTTCAGTATTCATAATACTATTACGAATCATTTGGTCTTTTAAATCATACTCTGTTCTACTAACTGGTGGCTCAGGAAGCTCTTTTGCTTCTTGAATATCAGCTTGTAGATTAAACCATAATCCAACTACCATAAAGATGGTAACACCTATGCTTACCGCAGTTTCTAAACTTAATGTAAATTTTGTATTTTTATTTACTTCCACTTTCTTATCTCCCTACCATTTTACTTTATTGGCCCAATATGCAGCGCTCATTCGACCTTTTTTTATGTTTTTAGCATGTCGAGCTTTGAATGATCTTCTTCTTGCTTTTGCTGCTGCTCCTCTTGGATTTTTGCCTGCCCCTCTAACTCCTTGCTGGCCAAATCTTATTAATTTAATTCTACTTCCTACCTTTGCTAAAACTGCGTGTGACTTTGTTTTATGCCCAGGTGTTCTTTTTGGTTTGTTATAACCCCTAAATCTTTGCCCCCTATATGTAATAGCCATATTACAATCCTGATAGCCTACAATTAATTTGTAAATCTGTATTACTAACGCCATTGTTAGTAAAAGTTATCGTTCTATTCTCCGCAGTATTTAAATTTCCAGAGTCTGCTTTAACCTCTGCAAGTTTAAATCTTAAATACAAAGTGCCAGATGTAAATGAAATACCGCTAACAGTATTTCCATACCCACTACCACTATTAGCAGTTCCATTTGTTTCTGGATCTCCACTTGTTGAATATGCAAACTTTAGCTCTATATTACCATTGCTTGGCTGTTGGCAACTAACACTTGTAGTTCCACTACCGCCAGATAATGTAATGCTTTTAGCTCCAGACACAACTGAATCTACTGAAAAATCACTACCATCTAATGTATGCAAATTAAAGTCTGCTGGTACATTACTCCAAGAAGTAGTAGATGCACTATGATTATAACTATAAAACTCGCTCATGTTATGCGGAGCAGAACCATCTGGTCTATCTCCACTTGCATTGCCAGTATTAATAGTTGCAACAGTACCATCAGATAAATCTTCTAATGAACTATTAGCAGTCGTACCACTCCTACCGAACTCTCCATTAATATCACTAATGCTAATTTGTCCTGATGAGGTAAGTGTCATTACCTACCTCTCATAATGCTAATTAGCTTAATTAAATACCCAATCATTATGCGTCTTTAATTTTTTTGTATTCTACTAATTCAGCTTCTACATCTACAAGCTGTGCTTCAAGACTTGCTTTTCTTGATTCTGCTTGTGAAATTGCTTCATCAACTTGTTTTGTTTCAGTAAAGTCTACTACTTCTACATCATTACCAGACGCATCTTGCATAGTTCTTGTCATTTTGATTTCTACCATTTTCGGCTCATTGCCAACTACTGGTGCTTCAATCGTATATTCTGATATTACTTTAGCCATTTTATTCTCCTATTTTAGTTTTAAGTTCATCTATTTGAACTTGTTGTTCTTTTATTGCCTCTATCAAAACACCAA